TAGTGCAGGATTAGTTGAAAAATGTGTTGTGCTATCTCTAGGATCAAAAACTTTCTTGCCATTAACTAATGCTGATATATTAGGTATTCCATTCGGAAACACATCTTGATCGTATTGTAATCTCAAATAAATATAAGCAACACCTTGCAATCTATGGTCATTAGTCCATTTCCCACCACTTTCAGATACTAAATCTGCGTCTGCTTCTTGATTTTCTGTTCCTAAATGAACTTTTATTCTTAATCTATTTTTATAAGTTCCATTAACAATCTCACCATCTGCATTTCTAATTCCATCTGAATTATATAATGAATATTCGGGATCACCTATTGCAGTTTGAAATTCTTCTGCAGTATATCCATCTGGTCTACAATATGCAGCATTTTGTCTAGCATAATCATTATCACCATCGCTTTGATAACTTACACCAAGAGTATCACGATTAAAAGTTGAGCTGCCACTCGGATTTCCATAGTTGGCTAAACTAGGAAGTGTTCTTAATGTTACAGGAGTTTCAGAACCACCTAAGTATGCAACAGCAGTATAATCTACGAAAATTCCACCAGTTGAGATAGTAATACTATAATTATTATTATAAGGATTTAAGTTTTTATTAATATTAACACCAAAATTAATTCCACCAATGTTTAATGTATTTGATTGAAAAAAAGGATTTCTTTCATCTATAAAAGTCCAAGATGATGTTGTAGCATTGCCATATGCTGTTGTCACTTTAACTTGTATATCTGGCTGCTGTAAAATAGCTAGTTTATCTTTTATCTCATCATCATCTATAAAAAATGATGGTATGTTAGTGACTTCATGCCCTGCTAATGGAATAACAGCGTGTAAAAATTTATTATTTGATGTTGTTTCTAAGTAAACAAGAGGCCCGGAAACTCTAGCAGTTCCATAAATAACTCTGCGATTAGCAATCGCTTGTTTAGTCATTAATTCCTTGCTTAATCTGCCTTGTGTTTGTGCGCCAAAATTTCCACTAGGTCTACCAGATAAAGCACTTAAAGCAGTTGAACCAATTAAAGAGATAGCAAAATTAGTTGCAAATGTTGATGCTAATGTTGCACCTGCAGCTAATCCGACTGTGTAATATGTTGCTGCTGTTGATACTGCTGCACCGACTGCTGCTCCTACGACTACTGGTGGCATCTATATTCTCCAACAATCTATCGCATCATCTAGCGATAAAAAAATTAAACCATCTAAACTAACAACTGCTATTTTATTTCCTGTATAAATACCCAATGCAATACCCTCATTTGTATTGACACTTACTATATCACCTCTTGTAATTTTTTTCTTGTCAATTTTTTCTAGTTTCGCATCTACTGTACTAACAAGATTACCTTTACCATATTTTTTTAATGCCTTAAAAGAACCTAAAGCAGTTTTATATTTGTTAAAAAATTCTGAAAATCTTGATTTATTAATTAATATTTTTTCCCATTTAGCAGTAAATAAAGCACAATCATGCTCTCCCCAAACAAAAGGCTTATTTCTACAATCTTCTAAATATTTAACTAAAAGATTTTCCCAATTTGCAACTCTATTAGCCACCCCAGTTAACCTGTTTATCTGTTAAATCTGCCACATAATCAAAACCTTTATCATTTGAGAAATTAACCTTTTGATCTTCGGTTGTGTATCTTCTCACTCTTGATCTTTCCAAATCAATTAATCGACTTTCTAAAGTCAATGATATTGTGCAAGTGTCACCACTATCTTCAATGGTCATAACATCCATTCGACCATCAAATATTAATGTTGGATCAGCTACAACTGCACCAGATGATAATGCACCTAAATATATTAATGCTTTTCTTCCTTGATAAGGCTCTTGTAGAGCTAATGAAACGATTGACGTTTCAATTCCATCTAAAGTGACTTGCGCACCTCTAGCAGCTATTTCTGATGTTTCTTCAACTGTGCTAAATCCTAATAATGTACCTGCACCAGTATATGATTGTGAACCGAAAGTTATATCACCATAACCTGTCCATAATGCAATTGTTCCACTATCAAAATTTAATTTTAATGCTAAAAATAATTCAACTTCTTTAGCTGAAAACTGTGTCAACATATTTGAAGTAATTGATCTAGTCATTTATAAACTTTCTATAGCACCAAATGTTATTCCATAAATAGATGCTTCATTTACATTCCAATTAACAACATTCTCATTTAACCTAAAAACACCTTTAGCAGATGTCACAACTACAGTTTCATCATCAGATGGTGATGTTCTTATATCTGGGAATATTGTTAAAGTTGTATTTCCAGAGCCATCAGTGTCAGCATCTTGAAGAACCTTATGTAATCTTGAATTTATACCTGCACCTAATTGAATATAATCACCTGCTTTGAGATAACCTGTTTGACTAACAGTTGCACCATCAATAATTAACTGATCTCCTGTTTGACTTGCACCATTAACTACAGGTGTACCCGGTGAACTTGATGCAGTTCCTCTAGCTGTTACTGCTGATGGATCTCCTAGCAAAAATGTGCCATATGAACCCTTTAAACTAACTAAAAAAGATATCCATTCTTCAGCATCTGCTCTTTTCATTGGTGGCAATGTAATATCAGCTTCCCATCTTTGACCTGTCCATTTATGCACTTGTTGCGAATAAGTGAAAGGTGATTGAGATATTGCAACTGTATTTCTAGCAAAAAATGCTACTTGCTGAATTGTTTTATTAGTAGGTGTTGCTAGTGGATAAGATATAGCCATTATTAACCACCAAATGCAGTTGCGAATGAACCACCCCTCTGTCGGCTTTCTAGGACTGCTTGTTTAGATGCTTGTGCTATTCTAGGCATTAGGTTGGCAATCTCTGTTCTAACTGTTTGCTGAACACCTGTAGTCACGTTAATAGTTTGATTAATAACCACTCCAGCTCCACCCATTGCATCATTAGGAACTATTGCACCATTTCTATTAGGCACAAATAACTCTGCACCTCTTTCGCCTACCATATATGGCTTTCCCCTTTGCACAGAGCCACCTATGGCTCTAGTTCCAATAACTGCACCACCCTCAACATTACTAGCTTGAATAGTGGATGCACCAAATGCTCCAGATATTGCTTTTGTTGCAAATCCAAATATTTGATCTGTTATATATTTTCTAATTGCCATTCTAATTAAATCAGAAATAATTGAATTAGCCATATCTCTAAAAGCATCTTTAACACTTATAGTTCCTTGAATTAAACCGGTTAAACTATCTGCCATTCTATCGGTAGCACTTTTGGCAACTCCAATAAATGCTTTTTCAGTATCATTTAAAACTGTTTTTAATGGTTTTAACTGTGCTTTTATTTTCCCAAAATGATCTAAAGAATGTATTAATTGAATTTTATTATTTGCTTTTTCAAATTTAATTGCAAAATCGTCAACACCAAAAGTTAAATCTCTAATAGTTTTATCTAAGTTTTTGGTTGCAATATCCATTTTTTTAGTTTCATTGGTCAACTCTTGTATTTTTGGAGAAGCATCCATAAAAAAATCTTGATCGAATGGACTTTTTTGCTTGTTTAAGCTATCAATTGCATCATTTAAAAACTTTAAATCTACAGTTATAGGTTGTATTTCTTCAAAACCCGGGAATATATCTCTGCCAAACATATCTTTAGCAATGCCGATTTTGGTAATCATTAAAGTTAATGCATTAGTAAATTCAACAAAACCAATAATAGTAGCTTTTACACCCTCTAAAAATTTAACTCCTAACAATCGTGAAAAATTTTCTACACTACCATTTGCATCTTTTATATTTTGAAGAATATTATCTTTAACTAAATTAGCTAACATTTCTAATGCAGGAGCTAAACCTGCAACAGTCTGATCTGTTATACCCTTAAATAAACTTTTTAATCTAAAAAAGGCATCATTAGCATCTTCAACACCTTTGACTGCTGTTCCAGATAATAATATTCCTAAATCTTGAGCTTCTTCAAAAAGTGTTCTTAACTCTTGCGAACCCAATTTAAGAATATTAACAAAAGAAACACCCTCACTATCAAATAATTTAAATGCTAATCTAACTTGATCGGAACTTTTTTCAACTTTGCCAAATGCTTCTGATAATTTTAGCATTTGTTGTTGCAATGGCAATTCACTTAATTCAACTGCATTTAAATTTAATTCTTTTAAGGCATCTTTAGCTTCACCAGTCCCATTTGCTGCTTCTGCTAATCTTCTAGTAAACCTTTGGGTTGCCATATCAACAGTTCTGATTTCAACACCAGATAACCCTGCTGCATATCTTAATGCACCCAATTCTTTAGTGGTAACACCTAATTTAGTTGCAGTTTTCCCTAGAGTGTCAATGCTTTGTAAAGATGATTTAATTAATAACCCAAAACCACCAATTCCAGCCAATCCGACTAGACCAGTTTTTAAACTAAATACAGCACTAGAAATTCCTTTTAAACCTCTAGTCACACTTCTGAAAGCATTTTTGGTTGCGTCAAGAGCAGTAATTTTAATTCTTGTTGGATCTGCCATCTTCTACCACCTTAAAATAAGCGTGCCATTCATTTATATCAGATAAAGTTAAATGCTCAACTTCATCAACTGTCTTATGTAAGCGATCTGCTAAAGCTAATAAATTAAACCTTAACAAATCGCTTTTTAGTTTTTTTCTTGTTCCTCTACAGAAACAACATCACCAAACATTTTTGCAGATAAGGTTGCAATTATGTTTACTTCTTCTCTCATTAAAAATGGTTTATCTTCTAATGTAAATGCCTTATTTCCATCTTTGGTTTCAGCTTTCATTATTATAAGATCAATCATTCCATCTACAGTCATATCATTAAGAAAGTTTTTATGCTTTCTTTGTAACTTATTAATATCACCTGCAGTAATCGCAGTCGTGTAAAGAATTAATGGAACATTATCTTCTCCCCATTCTGGGATTTCAATAGTTCTTTTTTCTTTTACACGTCTAGCTGCTATTTGTTCACCTAATGACATCAATCACCTATTAAACAGTTGATGTAGTTAGTGCGCCTGTGCCTTGAAGTGTAAAAGTAGCTTCAACCATTCCATCAAAAGATCCTGTGATTGTTCTACCTGTCACAATTGCTGATCCAGAATAATAAGTGTCACCACTTGTATCACCCTCTGGATAAACTGCTAGAGTAACTGAAGAACCAACAGTAAATGAGCCTTGACCAGTTGTGTCTTCTTCATCCCAAAACACATCTACTGAACCACTAAATGTTTTTAATGATGATAGATATGTTCTTGAAGTGTCACCCATTGTTGTATCTTCAATAGTGTCTGCTGTTTCTTCTAAACTGTAAGAACGTATTTGTAGCACATCATTAGCACTACTCTTAACTGTTCCCTCTGATCCTGCGTGTGTTGCCATTTTTTATCTCCTTTTAAGCTGCAGTTTCTACGTCATTTTCTAAGGTTCTATAAATCACCTCAACAGTAAACCGACCAATAGCAACAGGTTGTTCACCCTCGCCACTAAAATCGGCTTCAAAAGATGTCACTTGAGTATCTTTCGCAAGACTTCCTAAAGTAACATCTGATGCAATAGCTTCTTCAACTTCTACTGCAATAGTGTCAAGTGTATTGTCATAGTTGCTTGTCGCTTTTACATATGCTTCAACACCAATTTCTAAAACCCTATTAACTGATCTAGGTCTTGTTAATGTGTCAAAAGTTGTAGCTTCTGATTTACTAAAGACACATAATCCGGGTATTTTATTGCTTTCTAATGGATATATTCTTGATCTAAAAACATTAGAACCAGTAGTTGATAACCCTGTTAAAGCAGTAATAATAGCATCTCTTATTTGTTTTCTAACGTGTGCCATTAATTCTTCTCTAATACTAAAGTTGTCATTCCTGTTCCATCATCTTGAACAATCCTAATTGTATAAGCTACTCCTAAAATTGTTATTGCATCACCCTCAGTAGCGCTAGATACATCACTAGTTCTACATAAAAATCTAGGTTGCTGAATTGCCACTCCAACAGTACCACCTGCATCAACCTCTATAAATTCATTGTCGAATATACCAATAATATTAACAGCAGATCCACCTTGAACAGTATAACTTGCAGTAGTTCCAAAATCATCTACATTTAAGAAAACTAATCGATCTGCTGCACTTTCAACTGGCATTATTCATCCTCTGGAGTTTCTAAACCTTTTATAGCTCTATCAATAAAACTTTTCTTTTTCTTCTTTTCTTTTACTTCTTCAGCAAAAGCTCTTGCAATAAGTTTTTCTGCTGTTTTTTGGTCTAATTCGTATTCTTCGCCTTTATGCATATTTCCTTGTGTACCTGTGTAACACTTTTCTAATATTTTAACTTTCATAATACCTCACAATATTTAATGAGGGTGGTATGCGCACCCACCCTCAAGAATTTATGCTAATTAAGCAGTTGATATTTCATCTGTTTTAGCAAATGAAATTGCATTTCTTA